GTCCCATCCAGGCTGTTCTTTCCTGGACTCCGACTCAGGCCCAATTAGCGGAGATGAAACGACTGACTTTTGAGTTTACTCAATTTGTCAGATCTATTCGCCTCGGCGACGATCATGCCGCCGTTGTCCATTCTACCAAGAAAGACGTGTTCAACATGTTTGCTCTTGAAAGATGGTGTCCCCTATTGGGCATGCAATATACTGATGCTAAAAAGAACCCTGTCACTGTTGCGACTATGAACCTTGCAGATGTAACGTTCCTCAAGCGTTCCTGGCGTTATGACAAAATCAATGGACGGCATCTTGCCGCGCTCGAACTGAGCGTGATTCTCGAGATGCCGTATTGGACCAAACACGCGTCCAACGCCAAGGAAATTACATTGTCCAACTTTGACACAGCCATGCATTACCTGTCGATGCACTCTGAAGAGGTCTTTAATGAGTGGGCCCCTAAGATGATCAAGGCGTATACAAACACCTTTGGTCTTGCCTACTCTAAGGATCGTGACGTCTTACTTTGTGAGACGCTTGCGATCTGTGACCGCTTCTAAATGCATCAACAGGCCTTTGGCCCCACGGTGGCGCGTGGATAAGGCCTGGGCCCGGGAGAAAAAGGGAGGATTGACCAAAAGTCCTAGCTTCCGGATCACCCGCTGGTGGACCCCTATTTAGGGGACTGGGCAGCGCCATTCGCTGAGACATTCGAAGAAAGTCTGCCCACCTCCCAGTCAGGCCATCCCTAAGGGCAGGGATGGCCGGTGTACTGGCCCTACTGATCAAACGAATCAAGTAACACGCTCTGAAGAGGCAGTTGACAAGACTGCCACGACGACCTTCATTGCGAACAACTCTGTCGTCCAATCATCTATGCCGGATCAACCTCCATTGCCGATCTCTATGGCGATGGCTAACAGTACTGGCTTCAATCAGGATCTTAAAACGTTCTTACAGAAGCCCTTCATTGTTCGAAGTGGTACAATAACCAGCAGTACAGCTGGAGTGATCACCTCCGTCAATCTCTTGCAGGATATCATTACCCAACCGATCTATCAAGATAAGTTGGTGGGATTCCAAGGCATTCGCGGTAAATGCCGCCTCAAGCTTACGCTCAATGCCAATCCCTTTCAGCAAGGTCTTCTCTTGCTGACATACATTCCTCAAGCTGCGATGTCGGGGGTTTTCCCCTCTCTACGCACAACTGTTGCTACATTGTACACACAACTACCTCACTGCCTCATGCGCATAGGTAAAGACCAGTCTGTGGACTTTGAGATTCCATGGCAGGACCCTGAACTGTTCTACGATATAATCAATAATTCAGGTGATCTTGCGACCTTTTATCTCATTGTCTACTCACCCCTTACGACTGGTGTTGGAGGGAGTAATACCGTTGGGTATACTCTCTTCTTTTACTTCGACGATGACGTCGCTCTCGTTAATCCGACAAAGACTACTTCTATGGCTGGAATTCCTCTCAAACTCAGAGGTGAGATGAGGGGTACTAAGTCGACTCGTGGCAAATCAGTGCACGAAGCCGAACAAGCCGATCTTGGCTCTAAACCCGTTAGCACTCTCCTTAGCGGTGTTGCCAAAGTTGCGTCTGCAGCTTCTGGCATACCGATCTTTGCTCCGCTTGCTGGCCCAGTTTCTTGGGCAGCGAACATCGCGAAAGGAGTGGCCTCTGCTTTCGGGTATTCCAAGCCAACCGTTCAAGCTGATTGTGTCAAGACGTATCAATTATCTGGAATCGAAGGTATGGCCCACTGTGATGGTCCGGACTACTCTCAGCCTATGACCCTGTATTCCTCAGCGTGCAAAAAGCTGAGCCCTATGACAGGGAGTACGGTTGATGAGTTGGCTCTAGAGTCCATCGGCACTCGCTATGCCTACTATCAGAATTTCGCTTGGGCGACTTCTGATGTGTCAGGTACCAGATTGTTTGCAACTGACCTTTTTGCTCTCAATTTTCAACTCTCTGATGTTGACGGTTCAGTCCCTATCACGTACTGGACCCCGGGTGCGTTCTGTGCGCGCCTTTGTGAAGAAATTCGTGGTGGCATCAAAATGCGTTTCACTTCCGTGAAGACCGATTATCATGCTGGTAGGCTGTTGATCGCTTTCTTCCCTGGACAGACCTTGTCCACGGCTGTGCCAACACTAACCGATGCTGCCTACGTTCACTCAACAATCATTGATTTGAATGCTGGTGATCAATTTGAAGTTGAATTTCCCTATACTGCTCCTAAGCCCTATAAGAACGTTGCCGATGCATGGGGTTGCATGTCGATCTGGGTTCTCAACGAGCTTGTTGCTCCTGCATCAGTCTCTACTTCCATCATTTTTATGGTGGAAACGGCTAACTCGCCTGGCACAGAGTATCAAATCCCGTTTACTTTAGGATTTGCTCCCTACATGCCTAGCTCAGTTGCTGTTACAGACTTGCGAAGAAACAGGCCTCGCCCGAAAGATCCCTCTCGCTCGCGATACCATCCCGGCAAACCCGTTCGTGTTGCAGATATAGAAGATGCCCCTCTTGGCATATCTTCGCTCTCGATCTCATCACCAGCACCGCCCAAACACTTGATCAGTGACGCCTCACTGTCTCAGGAATTTGGAACCCCACCATCACCTCTCAAGAAAATGCGTTTGCTTGGAGAAATGTCCTCCGCCGCTGCCATGCCCGTGGCTGTTGTTCCGGTAGAAATACCAGCAGCTAGCTCTGTGGGCTCGGCAAAAACCGGTGGAGAGTTACCCTCTAGCACCATGTTCGCTGAGTTGTGTGTGGGAGAGAAGATGCTCTCGTTGCAGCAGCTTCTCAAACGCTATACGTTAACCTACATGGGATACCCTCGAGCTAGCACGTTCACTCTTGCTCAGCTCACATCCATGATCTATCGACCTTTTTCGACCTCATTTGTTACATCGACTGATGGAACACTTGCTAATGTCAAGGTGCCCTATTTTGGATTGGACATGTATTCCATGGTAACGTCCATGTTTGCGTATAGACGCGGAGGAGTTCGCTTGAAGTTGGTGAACTCTCCCGCAAATACAATTGCAACCACAAGTAAGATGCTCTTAACAAGTCAGTGGAGTACGGCTCCTGCCGCTACTTTCACTCCTGGTACTTGGACTAACTATGTCCCCTCCGCGACAGTGGTTACCCATCAAGCTAATCCCGGCAATATTCAAATTCCTGATTATAGCCAGTATGCTATGAACATCGTACGCCCCAACTTCTTTGGCCATGACGAATCATTAGACGACTATTCAAACCAGTTTTCTGTAACGTTGATTTGTCAGGCCGCCCCGACAGACTATCGTCTGTACAGGAACGTCGCTGAAGACTTTCAGTGTCAGTTCTTTCTTGGAGTGCCCCCTACCATTAATTACTCCAACTTGCCCGCGACGTAA